GGCGGCCGCGTCTTTGATTCCTTTCGGAAAGGCTCTTCCATCAAGCCGAGCTCCGGTTAGCATGATGGCCGAGCAAGCGCCTAAAAAGCCAATGACATTGGCGCAGGCCTTTAGAGTGTCGCCTCAGTCTCTGCATTCAGAAAAATTGAACAAAATGAGCGCCGAAGATCTTGAATCATTGGCTGATGACCTGTATGAAGAGATACAGTCAGTCTCTGATGACGTAAGAGGCTACGGGCCAAATTACGCAGTCCAAGAACCAGCCGGATATTTGTTTGAGTATCTGCAAAACAACGCAGGAAAATTTACCGGAGACTGGAACAGCATCGTGCGTGATTTTTTGGAGACTCATGTTGACAAGAATCCGCAGCGAGTTGGGCAGGCCTTGCGCGCTGCGGGAAGAAGCGTGGCCCAGTACAAGTTCAATGAGCCTGATGCTGTCAAAGTGGCGGCAGAGGCTATGGCTAAAAAGTAGAGGTTATTATGCCTAGCAAGTCCGCCAAGCAAGCCCGCCTCATGGCAGCCGCCGCGCACTCCAAGGAGTTCGCCAAGAAGGTGGGCGTGCCGATGAAGGTCGCCAAGGAGTTCAACAAGGCCGACAAGGGCGGCAAGCTCTTGAAGCGCGCCATGAAGAACCGCCCCAAGACCGGGCTGCTGGCTTGAGCGAGCGCAACAACCCGTACATCGACGCCGGCAAGGGGGTGCAGGCCAAGGAGCTGCTCGAGAACCCCATCATGGCCGAGGCCTTCGCCGAGCTCGAGCGCCGGTACATGGAAGCGTGGCGGCAGAGTAAGCCCGCCGACCAAGAGGAGCGCGAGCGTCTGTGGCTCGCGGTTGGCATCCTGGCCGAGATCCAGCGCCACCTGCGGGTGGTAATCGACAACGGCGCCATCGCCAACCGAGACATCGACAAAATCTCTGGTAGACGGTGAATAATAAAACTATGAGCACTACCGGCACGGGTACACCCCCGGGAAACGTACAGTCCACGCAAGATGTCTTCGAGCAGATGCTCGCCGCCGACGAAGGCGAAAACGAGCAGCCCGAAACGGAAGGCGTGGCGGAAGATGAGCCTGAGTTAGCGGCAAGCGAGTCCGCCGACGAGGGCGAGCAGACCGAAGGCGAGGAGGATGCCGAAGAGGCGCCCCAGCCGGGCCAGACATTCCGCGTCAAGGTTGACGGGGAAGAAGTCGACGTCCCGCTGGATGAGCTGCTGAAGGGTTACTCCCGCACCGCGGATTACACGCGCAAGACGCAGGCGATCGCCGAGGCCCGGAAACAGGCACAGCAAGAGTCTGCCCTGGCGCGGGAAGAGCGGCAACGGTATGCGCAGACCTTGGCAGCCCTGGAGGGCACGCTCAAGTCGCTGCAACCGCCCGAGGTTGACTGGGAGAGGCTCTACACAGAGAACCCGGTCGAGTGGGTGAGACAGCGCGAGCTAGTGCGGTCCAGGCAAGAGCAGGCGGCGTGGGTGCAGACCCAGAAGCAGGCTCTGGTGGAGCAGCAGCAGGCTGAAGAGAGAGCGGAGGCCGAGAAGACCCTCGAGTCCGAACGCAGCAAGCTCTTGGAGGCCATGCCAGAGTGGCGCGACGCCGACAAGGCGCGCGCCGAGAAGGCGAAGATCGTCGAATATGCCACCGAAAGACTCGGCTTTACGGTCGAGGAGATTTCGGACATCTACGACGCCCGGGCCGTCCTGGCGCTGCGCAAGGCGATGATGTTTGACCAGCTGATGAGCAAACGCGATCAGATGCGTCCGCAGATCATCCAGAAGGCCAAGCCCATGAGGGCCGGGGCCGCCTCCACGCCGCAGTCGTCCAAGGTCGTCGCATCGAAGGCCGCTTTTTCAAGACTCGCAAATAGTGGCAGCACGCGCGACGCGGCTGTCGTGTTTGAACAATTCTTGGAGTAACTTCTAATGTCCCAGACCAGCAATACGTTTGATACCTTCAACGCAAAAGGTATCCGTGAGTCCCTCTCGAATGTGATCTACAACATCTCGCCGGAAGAGACGCCGTTCATGTCGAACGTCGGCCGCGAGAACGTGAAGAACACCTACTTCGAGTGGCAGACCGATTCGCTCGCCGCCGCCAGCACCACGAATGCGCAGGTGGAAGGCGACGACATCACGACCTTCGACTCGACCGCCGCGACCGTCCGCCTCGGCAACTACACCCAGATCAGCAACAAGACGCTGCTCATCTCGGGCACCCTCGAGTCGGTGGACAAGGCCGGCCGTCGCTCGGAGTTGGCCTACCAGCTCGCCAAGCGCTCGGCCGAGATCAAGCGCGACATGGAGAGCATCATCCTCACCAACCAGGCGGCCGCGGCCGGCTCGGCTGGCGTGAGCACGGCGCTGCGCAAGACGGGCTCGCTGTTGGCCTTCCTCAAGACCAACACCGACAAGGGCTCGGGCGGAGCCGATCCGGTGTACACCTCGTCCCCGACGGCGACCCGCACCGACGCGACCGCCGCCAACCTGCGCACCTTCACGGAGGCCATCCTCAAGTCGGTCATCCAGAAGGTCTGGGCGTCCGGCGGCACCCCGAAGGTGCTGATGGTTGGCCCGGTCAACAAGGCGCGCGTGTCGGGCTTTGCCGGCATCGCGGAGATCCGCCGCGAGGTGACGGGCAACCGCCAGGCGACCATCATCGGCGCGGCCGATGTCTACGTTTCCGATTTCGGCAGCGTGAACGTGGTCCCGAACCGGTTCCAGCGTGAGCGTGACGCCTTCGTGCTCGACCCTGAGTACGCGGCCGTTTCGTTCCTGCGCCCGTTCAGCACGGTGCAGCTCGCCAAGACGGGCGACGCCGAGAAGCGGATGCTGGTGGTCGAGTGGGGCCTCAAGGTCAACACCGAGGCCGCGCACGGCCTCGCGGCTGACCTCACCACGACCTAATCGGGTGATGTAAACTCGGGGGCGCCGGTAATTGTGCCGGCGCCCTTTGAGTTGAGGTAAACATGCAATCTTCGGGCAAGAAGCTTTTTGACTTTGACCCGACGACAGGCACCACGAAGTGGTGGCACTACGACGCCGACTCTGACGAGGCGACCATCGAGACGGTCTTCGAGGTCGGCGACTTGGTGGAGCAGAACAAGGCCCAGTATGCCGCGACCGACGAGAGGACGCGCTGGGGCGAGTGGAGCAAGGTGGCGTCGATTCCGATGCCGTTGTTCTACCGGCTGAAGAAGGACGGGATCATCGACGACCCTAGCGCGATGAAGCGCTGGCTCAACGACCCCGACAACAGATTTTTCAGAACACGGCCGGGGCGCGTATGAGCCGCTCGGTCGCGATTCTGGTCCCGGCAAGGGACACGGTGATGACCTCGTTCGCCTATGACCTAGCGCGCGCGATGTCGTTCCACACCGCGACAACAGACGACCGTGTGCTGCTTTACACCTCGCACGGGACTCTGATCGCCTCTCAAAGAATGGAGCTTGCGCGGCAGGCTCTGGAGGAGAAGGCGGACTATCTCCTCTGGCTTGACTCAGACATGCGGTTCCCGAGGGAGACCATCGGGCACCTCATCCTGCGCGACAAGCCGATCGTGGCCGCGAATTATGCGACGCGCCGTATGCCGGTCAAGCCGGTGGCGATGATGGACAACAACGGCGAGATCGGGCGGGTGTATACCGCGCCGGACTCTGAGGGGCTCCAGCCGGTGGATTACATCGGCATGGGGGTGATGATGGTGAAGCGCGAGGTGTTCGAGAAGGTGGAGGCGCCGTGGTTTGCGATCCCCTACTCCACCATCGGGAATCACTACATCGGCGAGGACGTGTTTTTCTGCCGCAAGGCGCGCGAGGCGGGCTACGAGGTACTCGTAGACCATGACCTCTCGCACCAGGTGCGGCACATCGGGACCTTCGAGTATTCACACGAGGGCGCTTGGGCGATGAAGGAACAGGTGGATGGCTCTAACATCATACAGCGCGCTTAAGGCGAGCATCGCCGACTGGCTGAACCGGGACGACCTGACGTCGGTGATCCCCGACTTCATCTCATTGACGGAGGCGCAACTCGAGCGCCGGCTGCCGACGCAGAAGATGGTCAAGCGCGTGGATATTACTATTAGCGCGCAGTTCACCACGCTCCCGTCTGACTTTCTGTCTGCAAAGTCGCTGGTGCTGACCTCGACGGCGCCCGTGCAGCAGCTCGTGTTCTTGACCGAGGACGAGCTTGACGCGAAGAAGACCGTCTACCGCACGACCGGCAAGCCGCAATATTTTGCGCTGATTGCAGACCAAGTCGAGACGCTGCCGCCGCCCGACACTAGCTACACCGCAGAGCTGACATATGTGGCAACTCTTGCCAAGCTCTCGGATTCCAACGCATCGAATTGGATCTTGGAGCGGCACCCTGATGTGTACCTCTACGGGTCGCTGCTGCAGGCGGCCCCGTACCTGCGCGACGACGAGCGCGTCGCCCTCTGGACCCCGCTTTACGCGCAGGCCATCGAGGACATGATTCTGCAGAACGAGCGCGCGGCATTCAGCCAAGGGCGCATTTCCATGACAGTCAAGCCGACGCGGGTGATCCCGTAGTTTAGCGCTGCCGGCAAAGACTAAAAAATTCACACAGAGAATCCGGCCTATTTAGGGGCCGCCTGAGGGTAGCAAGCATGGCTGACACAACCACCACCAACCTTGGCCTGACGAAGCCGGAAGTCGGCGCATCGGCGGACACCTGGGGCGGCAAGATCAACACCAACCTGGACCTCGTGGACGGACTGTTCGCCGCCGCCGGCAGCGGCACCTCGGTGGGGCTCAATGTCGGCGCCGGCAAGACGCTGGCGGTGGCCGGGACGATGACAGTTACCGGATCTGCGTCGGTGGTTTTCGCTGCCGGTTCTGCCGCAGCCCCGTCAATCACCACGACCGGCGACACCAACACCGGCATCTTCTTCCCCGCCGCAGACTCGATTGGGTTTACGGAGGGCGGCGTTGAGGCGGCTAGGTTTGATAGTTCCGGCAACCTCGGCATCGGGACGAGTTCGCCTACGAACAAACTTGATGTTGTCGGCGCGGACGGCGAGGGCATCCAGTTTCGCACTAGCACTCGCTCCATCGGTATTGGGCAGCAGGCTTCTCAAGCGGCGCTTTTCTGGGGCAGTACGACTGACCTGACTTTCTTCAGCGGGTCTGAATTGGCGCGGCTCACTTCGGCGGGCAACCTCGGCATCGGGACGAGTTCGCCTCTCGACAAACTTCATGTTTCAGGCGCGATGCGGCAGGTGTTTCCTTCGGGATTTGCGGGAAGCGGAATTGTTGGTGCGATTGACGGAGTGAGCAACGGCTTTCGCGTTACCAACACCGCAGGCAACGCGCTGTCGTTTACGATGCAGAACGGCAGTAACGACACCGGCTTTGAACTTGACAACAGCAGAAATGCTGCTATCGGCGCAGGCAGTCTCGCCACGAACGCGACCAACGGCTTCTTGTATGTCCCGACCTGCGCGGGTACGCCGACCGGAACGCCGACCGCCAAGACCGGATACGCACCCATCGTGGTCGATACCACCAACAACCGTTGGTACTTCTACTCTGGCGGCGCTTGGCGCGATGCCGGGCCGTAACACACAGGAGCAACCATGAACATCACTTGGAACATCAGCCGACTCGACTGCTACCCCGAAAAGGACGGCGACACCGATGTCGTGTTCACCGTGCATTGGCAGTGCAACGGAGCGGACGGCGATTACGCCGCCAGCGTTTACTCGACCTGTTCACTTCTTGCACCTAGCAGCCCCTTTACCACCTACGCTGACCTCACGCTCGACCAAGTGCTTGGCTGGGTCTGGGCCAACGGCGTGGACAAGGACGCTACAGAGGCTGCGGTGGAGGGCCAGATTGAGGCCCAGAAGAACCCGCCGGTCGTCTCGCCGCCGCTGCCGTGGGTGTCGCCGTGATTAACCTCACGCTGACCACGGAAGAGGTTAACGCCATCCTGCAAGTGCTTGGGCAGTTGCCCACCTCTTCGGGTGCGTGGCCCCTTGTCGTCAAAATCAAGGAGCAGGCAGAGCCGCAGGT